AGCAACGCCGGCATCAGTAAGGCCGAGGCTGAAGACGTAATTGACGTTCAGGATCGAATCAACTCTACGATCCTTGACCGGATGGTTATCTCTCGGTCCCAGGCCTATAAGCAGCGTTGGGCTAAGGGCATCAAGCTCCCAAAGAGTCGCTCAGGCCAGGTTAAGCCTCCGTTCGATCCAGGCTCAGATATGCTCTGGGTTGTCGAAGACGCTGAGGCTGAGTTCGGTGAGTTCCAAGAGGCTGACATCCGTCAGATCCTTGAGGCCATTCGAGATGACGTCTCTGACATGGCTGCAATCACCAAGACTCCTGCCCACTACATGATGGGCAAGATGGCTAACGTCTCTGGCTCAACGCTTGACCAGGCCGAAGCCGGCATGATCAGCAAGACCAAGCAGCGGATGACTTCAACTGGCACTAGCTGGAGCAAGCTGGCAAAGATCACTCTGCTGTATATGGGTGAGAAAGAGCAAGCTAGAGCTAACGTAACCGTCAGTTGGTACGACCCGGCTTACCACTCTGTTGCTGAGCAGGCTGATGCATTCGGTAAGTACGTTTCAGCCGGCATTCCGCTAGAGGTAGAAGCTGCTAGGCAGAACTACACTCCCCAGGAAATCGCGTTGATCACGAAGGCTGCCGAAGAACAAGCAGCCAAGGAAGCACAGAATCGTCAAGAAGATTTGGCGTTGAAGCAGCAATCACTAAACAAACCAGCTACGGGGCCAACTCCCGGAGGTTAGTATGGCCGATATTTCACGCCAAGCGCGTGAGAACGCTGCAAACAAAGGGCAAGCACTCCCAGGTGGAAGGTTTCCAATCCGAAATGGCGAAGATCTTCACAACGCTATTCGGGCCGTAGGACGTGCTAAGGGCAGTCACGACACTGTCCGACGCTTCATTATCAAGAGGGCTAACGCTCTCGGCATGTCTAGTGCTATTCCAGCCAATTGGAATAGTGACGGCTCTATCAAATAAGGAAGTAAAATGTCTGACAACGATGACCTTGCGGCGCAGGACGCTCTGGCTGACCTTGTTGAAGGCGAGCAGCAGTCGGGCCTGACTCATGAGCAGGCTCTGGCTGAACTCTCTAAGGTTCGCCGCGAGGCCGCTAAGCACCGTACCGAGAAGCAGGCCACTAAGGCCGCCCTTGATGAGCTTCAGAAGTACAAGGATGCTGAAAAGACTGAACTTGAGTTGCTCAAGGAGCGAGCTGAGAAGGCAGAATCCGCTGCCGCTGAAGCAACTCGGGAACGTGCAGCGCGGGCCGCTGCTAAGGCTGCTGGGCTGGATGCCGAATGGGCCGATCTTGTTCGAGGCAATACGGAGGACGAACTCCGTGCTAGTGCAGAGGCACTGGCCGAGCGTCTTGGTAATGCCGCCCCTGCTACAACTGCATTCAACACTGGGAACCGTGCTCCGGTTCGGGCCCCAGAAAGTGCCAGCGCGGCCTTCCGCGCGATGTTCCAGTAACCCAAGAACTTAAGGAGTTCTAAATGGCTGCTCCCGTTTACCCGAATGGCGTCTCTCGTAATGCTAACGGCATTACTCCGGATCCTCGTCAGCTTCCCGAGGTTGTTGCTCGTGAGGTCATCGAAGAGACCGTGAAGGCGTCTACTGCCCTCTCCCTCTTCCGTACTATCGACATGGGCACTGCGACTCACCGCCTGCCTGTCCTGGACACCTTCCCGGTGGCCCGGTGGCTGACTGGTGCTGACCAGACTGCTAAGGACTCTGCGGTCAAGACGACCACTGGTATGAGCTGGAAGAACGTCACTCTGACGGCCGAGGAGATCGCGGTTATCGTCCCGATCTCGGACGCTTACATTGCTGACACTGGTCTTGACCTCTTCAGTGAGATCAAGCCGCGTCTGGCTGAGTCCTTTGGTAAGGCTATTGACGAGGCTGTGTTCTTCGGCGTTAACAAGCCGACGACTTGGCCGACCCACATCTACGCTGGTGCGGTTGCGGCTGGCAACTCGGTTACCGCTCCGGCCAACTTGGTGTACACCGCTCCGAACGACCTCGGCGTTGACATCGCTAACGTCACTGAGCTGGTGGAGCTTGACGGCTTCACTGTGGGTTCGTACATCACTCGTCCGGCTCTGGAGTGGCCGCTGCGGCGTGCACGCTCCAGCACTGGTGAGCCGATCTTCGATGCCTCTTCGAACGGCATCTACGGTCGTCCGTTCCAGTACGTCCAGAACGGCGCGTGGGACACCACGAAGGCGCACCTGATCACCGGTGACTGGTCCAAGGCCATCATGGGTGTTCGTCAGGACCTGACCTTCAAGCTGTTCGACCAGGGCGTCCTCTCGGACGGTGCTGGCAATGTCGTGTGGTCTGCGATGGAGAACGACGGTATGGCTCTGCGTGCGGTTATGCGCGTTGCTTACGCCGTCGCCAACCCGAGCACTCGCCTCAACGGCACCACTCAGTACCCGTTCGCTGTCCTCCGCACCAACGGTGGTCCGGCTAGCTGATCGTAGACTCCTGAACAGTCCCTGTAGCCTTCGGGCCGATCAAACTGCTGGAGTTAGAACTGGGTCCCTGCCTCCCTTCTCACGAGGGGGCAGGGGCCCTTCCCCAATCTTTCAAGGGCCAGGAGCCAATGAATATTCTCGCTTTCCTCCCAGCGTACGTCGGCCATGGACACAACGCTGGTGCTGAGCTTACTATGCACGAACTACTGTATGCGCTCCGGAAGCGCGGACACTCGATTACCGTTCTGTTGAGTCAGCCGATTCCAGACAACAACCCCTACGTCATCGACGGCGTGAAGGTGCAGACTTACTCTAGTCGCAAAGACCTTATCCGCTGTGCTGATGAATTCGATCTTCTGATTAGCCATCTTGGCTGTGCCGAGCAGGCTGCTTTGACAGCAGAGATTCGGGGTATGCCGATGGTGCACCTCATTCACAATGACCACGTTTCAGCGTTCCAGGCAGTTGAAGCCAAGTGCGACCTGGCCATCTTCAACTCAGACTGGATTGCTAAGCGCTTCGACTACCTTCGCGCCAAGAAGGTGACGCTGCATCCTCCAGTGAACCCCCGGACTTACGGTGGCGAACGAGGCAAGTCAGTAACGCTCATCAACTTGTGGCGCAACAAAGGCCCTGAGCTGTTCTACGAGATGGCTAAGCGGTTCCCCGACGTCCCCTTTCTTGGCATCAAAGGTGGGTACAACGAGCAGATTGTAGAAGACCTGCCTAACGTCACAATCCTTGAGAACCAAGAAGACATCCGAGTTGCTTACCGACAGACTAAGCTTCTGTTGATGCCTAGTGCCTACGAATCCTATGGACGAGTTGGGGTTGAGGCTGCTGCCTCAGGGATCCCTACTGTTTCCTCGGGCACTGTGGGCCTTCTGGAGGCCCTGGGAGAGCACGCCACCGTGCCTGCTCCTAGTGTCACTGTTCCTGGAGCTGAACCCAGAGCTTGGACCTCAGAAGACTTTGATGCTTGGGAAGCTGCGATCAAGAAGATCCTTACCCCTGCCGGCTACGGCAAGGCTAGCAAGGCTGCTCTGGCCAGGAGTGCTGAGGTCTGGCAGCAGACTGAGGCTGAACTAGAGGAGTTCTGTCTAGCGATTGAGAGGCTTTAATGGGAATCATCTCTCTAGATGAGTACAAGGCGGCTGTGGGCCTCCCCAGTTCGTCCTGCTCTCAGGATGACCAACTGAAGTATTACATCAACTCCCTGAGCGCGGCTATCGAGACTTACACCGGTGTCAGCTTCACGCTGCACACTGATGAAGAGTTGAAGATGGTCTCTGACTACTACGGTGAGATTAAGCTGGGCATGAAGCCTATTCAATCGGTGAGTTCTCTGTTCACGCTTAACGAACCGGTTACGTCCTCCATCTGTAACACATGGGGCTTCGACGAGTTCGATACGATCTTCAATCTCCGTCCTCATACTGCGTACATTGTCAAGCTGACGTACGGCTACGAAGAGGCCCCCGCTGACATCAAGGGGTACGTAGTCGAGTCAGTTCGGCAGAAGGCGAGCAACCCAACTGGTGCCACCAGCTTCAAGGTTGGTGATGTCGAGGAGCGCTGGGGTTCTGGCGGCTCTTCTGGCGGAGCTGCTTCTTCGAGCTACCAGAGGATGCAGGATGCAGTTCTTGAGTCATACAAGGACACCGAAGAGACCTGGAAGCTCGGCCCTCGGGCCTTCACTCCTCAGCCAACGAATCAATTCTCTTAGGGGGTTTGAATGCCAAGGCCCCTAGGTAACGTAACTATCACTCGTGTAAGAGCGCCTTTGGTGCCCAATGGCTACGACGGATCCCTTGAGCGAGACTGGAGTGCTGCGACTAGTACACCGATCTCCGGGTGCAACGTCCAGTCGTTCATCCTCTCAGAGAAGCTGCTGCACGAGATCAATGCAGAGCGAGAGTTCGATGAGTACACACTGAGAGTCTGGGCACCGCCCGGTGTTGATGTCGTCTACACCGATCGGGTTCTAATCGATGGCATAGAGTACGACGTCCTCGCTTGGACTGGTCAGTGGAAGCGACTAGCTGATGGCAGTCTTCACCACCAAGACTTCATGTGCAGACGGAGGAACGGATGACGTTTCCTACTGAGAACTCAGTCGTCTTCTACGGCGACGAAGAGAAGTTTGCCATGGACCTGCTGAGGGCTGACTCGTTCCTGCTGTCATTGTACCCAGACTGCACGATCTCTGGAGACCTTATTGGTTACCAGAAAGGTCGCAACTGGGTTCAGGTTGTCGCCAAGGGCGGCAACATCTTGGATGCAACCAAGATTAGTAAGCCTCGTATTGACTTCTACATCTTAGGAGCCAATAGGGAATCGGCCAGAAAGATCGGCCAATTGGTAATGCGAGCCTTCCTTCTAAAGGCTGGCTTCTACACTGTTGATCAAATGACGCTCTCTGACGTCAAAGTTGAAACAGGTCTGGTCCGGGTGCCAGACAAGGCAACAGATGCCGACCGATATGTGCTAAGCCTTAGGCTGACTGTAATCCACAACAACATGTCGCCTACTGCCTGAGCTTGATGCTCGCAACCAACAAAGCCTATTCAAAGGAGTTCCAATGGCTCTAGATTCAACCCAAGTTCGAATTGCCCCCTTCGGTCACGTCTATGTTGCTCCGGTTGGTACCGCTGCCCCAGTTGACGTACTGACCGCCTACTCTGCCACCTGGAAGGAGCTTGGCTACATCTCGGAAGATGGTGTGGGCATTACTCCCTCTGTGGATGTCGCTGACATCAAGGCTTGGCAGTCTTTGCTGCCGGTGAAGCAGTCCCTGACCGGGATGGATCTCGAACTCACCTTCGATATGATCCAGGTCAATCAGCAGACGAGTGCGCTGTACTTCTTCGGCTCTGCCTGGGTCACCACGGTGTCTCTTGCGACTATGACGATCAGCTCCAGCCCATCGCTGGACGAGCGTGCTCTGTCGATTGAGTGGAAGGACGACGCGAACTACATCAACCGTCTGACGGTTGGCCGTGGTCTTGTCACTGACCGAGACCAGCTGGTGCTGAAGCGTTCGGATGCTGTTGCGTTCGGTGTTACGTTCCATGCTCTTGACTCGAACGGCACTGCTGCCGTCCTGATGAGCAACAACCCCTCTCTGATCAACAGCTAGTCTTTGACTACCTGTTAAAGACGACTCCTAATCCGATTGGCGAAGAGATGACCTCCAAGTTGCAAGCCTTGATGGCCGAGGCTGAAGGGGTCTCTCTTCCCTTCGAGTACGACGGAATAGAGTACTTCCTGGTAGCCCAGTGGGAGCCCAAAACCCTGCTGCTGCTAGCTGATGGGAAAATCCTACAGGCTGCCAGGACTATTCTAGGAGAAAAGCAGTGGGGTAAGTTCAGGGAGAAGTACAAGTCCGCCAAGAAAGTTGAGGGGCTGCTTGAGGCATCCTTCGGTTCTCTGGGCCTAAAGAAGTCTGATGTCTACCAGCTTTTAGCTGTTATGTCTGACGACGAGCTACTCCCTCTGCTGGAACTTGATTTAAGGGCCCTAGGACTGGATCTGAGGGACTTTTTCAAGGGCACCCTATCTCTTAGACTACTTGTTACAGCATTAGCTCAGCTACCCTCTGAGAGCCGGCTGATCGTACAGCTTGGGAAGCCTGACTCAGAGTGGTCCAGGGTTGAGTACCTTCTTGCTGACATCGCTGATTTGCTCAACTACAACGTCGTCCTGAGTCACGTAAACGCACAGCTTCAGGGGATGAAGAAGCCTGTGAAGGCTCCTAAGCCGATCTACAAGCGTCCAGCTGACCGAGACCAGCCCAAGGTGTTCAACAGTGCCGTAGAACTGCACGGCTTCCTGAACGGAGTCTAGTGTGGCTGTAATTAAGATCGACAAGAAGAAGCTAGAGGCGATGCTGTACGAGCAGGATGCACTCAACCTGACTCGCAAGAAGGCTGCCGAGATCTTGGCTGCTGCCAAAGAGATCTATCTAGCTCACCGCGTTCTTCCAGATCACAATGACTATCTAGACTCATTCCAGATCGTAAAGCGAGGCAAGAACTTCCTCGTCACCAACTCAGATGACACAGCATTCTGGGTTGAGTTCGGAGCGCACGCAGACGGCAAGACTGCCATTCTAGGGTACGCACCATTACGTCGTGCCATCGACGTAGTTGCTTCAAGCCAATAACACCAAACCAGGAGATAAAATGACTGCCGTAGAGATCGAAGACACCAAGGTTGAGACCGTGGAGACCGTTGAAGAGGTTGTGGATGACGTCAAGTTCACCTTCGATGGCGACGAGTACACCCGAGCCAAGGATGCACTCGATGACCTGGACGTCCTTGAGCCCTGGGAGGACGGCAAGCACATTGCTTGTGCTCGTGCCCTTCTCGGTGAGGCTCAGTGGAAGAAGTTCCGGTCGAAGAAGCGCGGCTTCCTGGCAGTGCTTGAGCTTTTGAATGCAGCGTTTGACACGAAGGATGAAGACTAGGAGCTAGAATATGCCTCAAGGCGACAAAGTTGGTGATGCTTACATTGAGGTCCACGCGGACCTTGATGACAAGTCCGTCCAGAAGGCAGAGGCTCAGCTACAGAAAAAGCTCGATAAGAACATCTCAAGCAACATCAAGGCCCAGAAGTCTCTTAGCGCTCAGAAGATTGCAGCTGCCAAAGAGACTTTTGACAACTCTATTCGTTTGATTGATGCCCAAGAGAAGCGTCAGGCTAAGGCCGATAGGACTGCCGAAGTAGCCCTTCAGCGTCGTGCAGCTGCCGTTGCTCACGTAGCTGGCATTCGCGCCCGATATGAAGCCCAAGCTGCGAAGGAAGCCAAGGCCCAGTTCGATATAGATCTGTCTCGCAAGAAGCACATCGAGCAGGAGGTCTTGCGGCTCGGCAAGCAAGAGGCTGATGACAGGCGTGCTGGAGAAAAGGCCGCCGACGACTACATGAAGTCCGAGCTTGCTCGTGTCGCCAAGATCGAGAAGGCTCACTTCGACATCGATGAGAAGATCAAGGAGAGGGCGTCTAGGTCTAACGCCTCTTCTGACTCTGGGGCCAGGCGCGGTTCAAACAACCGAGGCGAAGGAGTGCTTGGCAACCTAGCAGACATCGGCAGGAACGTACTATCGATCCTTCCTGGTCAGCTAGAAAAGACGCTAGAAAGCCCCGCCATGTTCACGGCGGCAGCCTCTGGCTTCACTGCAATCTTCTCTACTGGTCTGAATGCCGCAGCTGGCGTTCTTGCTGGTGGCGTAGGCCTCGTTACGCTTGGCGCAGCTATCGCCGACCTGATCAAGAATGACGTTCAGGTTGCTGCTGCATTCTCCCTGCTTGGTCAGGAAGCGAACGCAGCGTTCTTGCAGCAAGCTCTGGCATTCAAGGGGCCACTGCTTGAGGCAGTTGGATCCTTTACAAGAGCAGCTAAAGCTCAGATCTCGCAGCTTGATTTCTCTGGTCTTGCCTCTCACTTGCCCGCTATCGGCAAGGGCCTCGAAGATACAATCTCCCACGTCGGCCCAGCAGTTCAGAATCTGGTTGATACATCAGGTCCGGTTCTTGATAGTTTGGCGACAAAGGATCTTCCCCAGATCTCAAGGGCGTTCGAGGATCTTACCGTCACCATTAAGCAGCACACTCCAGAGATCGTGCAATCTCTTGGTGACATCGCAGGGGCTGTATCTGGCCTTATCCAGGTCCTTAATTTTCTCACGCCAGTTACGGCTACTGTCTCAGATGCTTACCACGGATTCCTGGACTCCCTCCAGTTCAAGAATGCCAGGGCGCAAGAGGGATTCTGGGACACGACAATAGCCGGTGCCAACGACCTAATCAACATCTTCTCTGGCGGCGCGTTCAATGAGATCGGCGAAAAACTATTCCCTGGGGATGTTGTATCCAAGGTAGTAAAGATGGATACTGCCACCAAGAACTACAACAACACTCTCGTCAGTTCCGCCGACATCTCGAATACTGCTGCTGCTGCCGTAAAGGGTCAAGAGCAGGCAATCAACGATCTGATTACCGCTCAGCAGACATACGACAGAACGATCAGTACCTTTCTTGACCAGAAGGCTGCTTTCAGCGACGCTATTCTTGACATCAAAAAGAGCATCAAGGACAACGGCAAAGAGTGGAGGATCTCCACTCGTGAAGGCCTCAACAACTTCATTGCGACAAAGGGTGGGCTTGCCCAGATCAAGCAGTCTCTGCTTGATGCCGTGGCGGCGCACGAGATCACAACAACTCAGGCTCAAGCTCTGTGGAAGAAGCAGTCTAGTGCTGCCCTAACAGCTGCTGGTGCTACTGGAGAAGCTAAGACAGCCCTAGAGAAGTACCGCACGGAGCTTGGCAAGTTCCCGCAGGATACAACGATCAACGTCGATCTGATCATCCACTCGAACATTCAGAATACTCTGGATGCTCTTAAGGGTCTTCAGGGCAAGGCTGCTCAGGCTAGGGCTGACGCAAAGAACAAGGCTTCTGGTGGCAGGATCACTGGTCCTGGCAGCGAGACCTCGGACAGCATCCCTGCGAACCTCAGCAATAACGAGTTCGTCGTCCGTGCTTCAGCTGCTAAGTCGATTGGCTTCAACAACCTTGCTCGGATGAACGCTACCGGCAAGATCCCTCAGGGATTCGCCGCCGGCACGGCTCAGATACGTAGCAAGACTGGTGGTCAGCTGGCTCAGTTCAACGTGCTCGCTAAGCAGATTGCTGCTCTGTCGAAGGCTATCGCAACTCAGACGAGTGCTCTGGATAAGTTCAACCAGAAGCAGTCCGAGATCGTTCAGGCTCTCGATCAGAACGCCTCTCTGGCGAACCTCAGCACTGACAATGCCTCAGCCGGTGACCTCATTGGTCAGCTGCAAGGCAAGAGGGCGCAGAACACGAAGTGGCAGAATGACATCAAGAAGCTGAAGACTCTCGGTCTTAGTACTGAGGCAATCAGTCAGATCATCTCTGCTGGTCCGGATAGTCCTCTGGCTGGGATCCTTGCTAGTGGTTTGGGCAAGGTTGACGCAGGGATCATCAATAAGGCTCTTGGTGGTGATGCTGCTAGCGGTGCGGCTATCACGGGCACTCTGCTAGGGAAGAAGCCATCTGCTGCTCAGATTGCTGCTGAGAAGGCTGCACTCAAGAAGAAGCAGGCTGCTGCTGCGAAGCTGAAGCCTCCTGTCGGCAAGGGTGCTTCCATCCAGTATGCCGGCGGCAAGACGTACGCACTGTTCTCCAAGAAGGAGCTGGCTAACCAGCAGTTCCGCGAGGGCACCTACGTCACCGTTATCATCGACGGCAAGGAGGTTCGTGCGATCGTCAAGCAGGAGAACGCTAAGGCCTCAGCTAAGACTGGCCGGTCTATCAAGTCAGGAAGGACGTAGGGATGGCGCTCGGCATAACTGTCGCGTTCAATAACAACGCTAACTCTCCTGGCTTAACCCTCTCTCTGAGTGGCCTTACAGGCTTCAACACATACAAGGTGACCCGGGTAGACAACGGAGGTGTCTACCCGGAGACCCCGGTGCGCGGAGCTGATGGTGTAACGGTAATCGGTAACACCGCTACTCACACTGACTTCGAATCGCCAATCAGCGTCTCAGTTAAGTATCGACTCGACGGCTACGTCTCTGGTGTCCTCACCAGCACAGTTACTTCAGCCAACTCGATTATCGATGCCACTTCAGTCGTCTTCCCTAACTACTATGACAACTTCTGGATTAGCAACGTCTCCAATCCATCGTTGTCCAGGGCTGTTGTTGTTGGCGACTTCAACGAAGTTGACTTTGATGCAGCCATCTTGGGGACCTACAAGGTCTTGGGCCGCAGGAATCCAGTCGTCTTCACGGACGTCTGGGGTGCACGAGCTGGGTCGTTTACGGTTCACTCGATAAGCCTGCA